CTCTAATTATAAGAATAAAATAGCAATATTATGTAACGATCCAAGAATAAAACCATTTAATGCAGCAAAGGCTGTAAATGATAGATGGCCAATTATTAGTGATGATAATGTAAGAAAGTTTGATCAATTATTATCTAGAGCTACTTACCTGTTTCCAGGTAAAGATCTCAATAAGTTTTATAATGACACTATATATAATGAATTTACTTATTTTGATTATTTTAAAGGAATATTTAAAAACAAAATTAGTGATCCACAGGTAGTGCAAGCATTTAAACAGTATGATGTAGTTTATTATGGAGATAGAAGAGGTAGCTATAGAGAATCACAACTTAGAAAGTATATGCCTATATCTGATAATAATCTTTTTATAGGTTATAAATCAACAAAGATAAATATACCATTCATTAAAAAACAAAAGCACCATGATTTAATGCAAACTCTGAATCAATGTAAGGTTAGTCTTGTTTTAGGTGATAAAGAACATGAAAATAATGTAGTAACTTTTAGGTTTTATGAAACATTATCCTCTAACTGTTTGGCAGCCATACCTATAGAGTATGATCCAAATAAAGAGTTAATACAAGATGAGGTATTAAAAAACTTATTATATGTGAAAAGTCAAAAAGATGTATTAAATTTGGTAAATAACTATAGTGATGAGTTAATAAAAAGACAACACAATGAATATAGGAGAATCATATCAATTTAATTTTGCTGGTTTAGTATTGACTGGTGAATACGTAGGAGAAGATATATTAAATGATAATACAAAAGTATTTATGTTTAACGATGGTAAATTTACATACCCAATTAGAAAAGAAAACTTATGTGGCAATTTGAAACAATAACAGAGGCATTTGAACATTACTACGAAAGGTTAGATAGTCAACCAGAATTTAATGGTACTAAAGCTTTTTATAATCAAATGTTTACTATTACAGATACAACTGATAAAATAGTAAGAACTCCATGGCGGAACTTTAAAATAGACTATGCTGAAAAAGAATGGGAATGGTATTTAAGTAAGAATCCATCAGCTGAAAGTATAGCAAAAGTAGCTAAGATTTGGTATAATCACATGGATGAACGTGGATACGTTAACTCTAATTATGGATTTCAATGGAGTCGTAATGATCAATTGGGTTATGTAGTTAGAGAACTTCAGCGTGATAAATATTCAAGACGTGCAGTAATATCTATATATGATGGAAAAGAACATGACAAGTATTCTAAAGATACACCATGTACTTTAAGCATACAATTCTATTTTACACCCGATTCTGATAAATTGCATATGACTGTATTAATGAGATCAAATGACTTATGGTTTGGATTTTGTAATGATGCATATTGTTTCTTAAGTTTGCATGATATTGTATGTAGTTATTTAAAAGTAGATAAAGGTTTTTATACTCATTATGCACAAAACTTACATATTTATGAAAGACATTATAATAAAATGACAAAATAATGTATACATGTTAAAAAATTGTTTATATTAGCCATATATTTAAAAACAAACAATTATGAATTTATTACACGGAATTAAATTTGAACATATTGGTTACTTTGTAGAATATATGCAAGGTAATAAATATATTGGATCTGTTAATTTAGAAAAAGCAGATAGAGAAATTATTGGTTACTATGGTAGACAAGATCATATAGCAACTGAAGATATTATTTTCAAAAACAAACGTATATGTAAAGGTGAATCATATCACACAAGATTATATCCTTTATGTGGTCGTTCTAATTTTAACCCTAAAAATATAACAACGTTATGAGATTAAATAATGAGTTTGAACCTATTAGAGAATGGGCAAGAGACAAAGGAATATTAGATAAAGGAGATGCAAAGACTCAATTTGTAAAACTTTTAGAAGAAGTCGGTGAATTATCACATGGAATATTAAAGCAAGATAGATTAGAAATAGAAGATGCTATTGGAGATTGTGTTGTTGTATTAACTAACTTAGCTTACTTATGTAATACTAGTATAGAATCTTGTATTGAAGGAGCTTATTCTGAAATATCAGGTAGAACTGGTAAAATGGTTAATGGAACATTTGTAAAAGATAAATAATGATACAAGTAGTAAAACAACCTAACTGGAAACATATAACATTCAAGACTCCTAAGCTAAACTTTCTTAATTGGGCTTTAGAACAAGGTGGTGTTGATATAATTATTGATGATAATAGTTATAAGTTTAAAACACAAAGTGAGTTAGAAGCTTTAAGAATAAATCTAGTACCATCATTTAAAGGACCAGAGTCATGTTTTGTTCCTGTTAGTGATATGAAATCAATATATGTAAAAAGCAAAGAAAGAATGGAGAAAATTAAATTATTAAATGGAGCAGTGTGGAACAAAGAAGAACTATTGTCAAAGATGTATGATGATTCTTTTTATTATGGAGAATTAGGAAAATATGCTTTAAGTAGTTCAGCTATTAAATCTTTAATGGATTCACCTAAAAGTTACGCAAGATCTTTAAACTTTCATTCTGATTCTGGAGCATTTAAAACTGGTAGACTAATTCATTTAGCAGCTTTAGAACCAGAAAAGTTAGATACATTATGTCACGTAGTAGAAGTACAATCAGCAGTGACTAAGAAATATAAAGAAAAGGTAGCTGAAGTAGGTAGTTCTCAATTTGTATTTACAAGAAAAGAATATGACAAAGCAATGTATACCGTAGATGCTTTATTACAAAATGATGTTTGGCAAGAATTAACAAGAGGAGCTCAATTTGAAAAACCTGCATTTGATATATTAGAAGGATTTCCTTTTAGAGCTAAAGCAGATGTACTAGGTTTTGACTATATTGCTGATTTAAAAACAACAAGTGATCTTAAAGGATTTACTTGGGCAGCTAAAAAATATGGATATGATGTTCAAGTATATATTTATTGTAATTTATTTAAGGTTGATTATAAAGATTTTAAATTCTTTGCAATAGATAAATCGTCAGGAGACCTAGGTATATACGATGTAAAAGAAAGCTTTTATAATTCTGGCAAAGATAAAGTACAATACGGTTTAAGAATATTCCAAAAATACTTTGTTGAGCAATCAGAAAAGATAAATGAATATGTTATCCAAGGCACGCTTGAATAGAAAACTAATAGAAGAATTTTACTTACTTGCTCTAATAGATATAGCCAATGGTAAAGATATATCAGAACTTGAAGAAGCTATTAACTTATATGAAGAAGTAGAAGAATACGAAGCCTGTGCAGGAATACTAAAAGCAATACACGAATCAGGTTATTTAACACTAAAAGAATTAATATATAAAATAAATGATACACCAGACAATTAAGAAATTAGTAGAAGACTACTATACTTTAAAGATAGATTCAAAAACTCGCAAAAGAGAATACATTGAAGCAAGAGCAATATACTATAAACTATTAAGAGATAATTCAAGAATGAGTTTATCAGCAATAGGTAAAACAATGAATAAAGATCACGCTACAGTATTATATACGATTAATAAAATAGATGATTGGGTTCAATATGATAAACAACTTAGACAAGACTACGAAACATTAACTAGTAGACTTAAACATGCTATGATGTTAAACCCAGAGCAATTCAAAGAATCAATTAATATAGAAGGATTTTATGAAATAGAATATAAGAAGTTAGAAGAAAAACATAATCACGTAGTAAACAAAAGTGTTGCAAAAGCATTAGCAGAAGAAGCTAAGAAATATGATATACTATTAAACAAATATAACTTCTTAAAATCACGTCTAGAAAAGTATGAACCAAAACGTGTTAATAGTACTGAATTTGATTTAGTTTAGAAAAAATATAATTTTCTATTAACAAAAATACTAAAATGTTATTGTTTAATTAATTAATGTATTTTAATTATGGATGGTAGAAAAAACAATGGTGGTCACTCAACTAAAGGATATGCAGGTAGAAAACCTAAATCTGAAGAGATAAAACTTGTAGAAAGATTAAGTCCTTTAGAAGATGATGCATTAAAAGCTTTAACAGAAGGTGTACAATCAGGTGATATTAAATGGGTTCAATTATACTTAAACTATTATTTAGGTAAACCAAAAGAAACTAAAGATATTACTATTAATGAGGATCTTCCACTTTTTATAGATTAGTATGCAGGTTCAGAAAACCTTAGCATTAACTAAATTAAGACAATTAGGTAATAGAGTAAAGATAGTTAGAGGTGGAACCTCAGCAGGAAAGACTATTTGTATCTTGTTAATCTTAATAGATTATGCTATTAAAAATCCAGGTAAAGAAATAAGTATAGTATCTGAGTCAATCCCTCATCTTCGTAGGGGCGCTCTAAAGGACTTTCTTGGTATTCTTAAAGGACTAAATAGGTATAAGGAAAATCAATTCAATAGGAGCACCTTAAAGTATTTATTTACTAATGGTAGTTATATTGAGTTTTTTAGTACAGACCAACCAGATAAATTAAGAGGAGCAAGAAGAACAGACTTATATATTAATGAGTGTAACAATGTACCTTATGATGCATATAATCAATTAGCAGTTAGAACTTCAGGTTATATATGGTTAGACTATAATCCATCAGCTTTGTTTTGGGTAGACAGAGAATTAGTAGGTCAAGAAGACACTGACTACATTACTTTAACTTATAAAGACAATAATGTATTACCAGTTTCTATTGTTAAAGAAATAGAGAAAGCAAAAGAAAAAGGAAAAACTTCAACGTATTGGGCTAATTGGTGGAGAGTATATGGATTAGGAGAAACAGGTAACTTAGAAGGTGCTTGTATTCCTGATTGGAAAGAGATAGACAATATACCAACAGATGCTAGACTATTAGGTTATGGTATGGACTTTGGTTACTCAGTTGATCCTACTACATTAATTGGTTTATATAAATGGAACAATGCATATATTTATGATGAGGTTCTATATAAGAAAGGAATGCTAAATAGAGACATTAGTAGATTCTTAAGTAGTAATGATATAACTCAAAGCATAGTTGCAGACTCTGCAGAGCCTAAGTCGATAGCAGAATTACAAGGTTATGGACATACAATATATGGAGTAAGTAAAGGTAGAGACTCTGTAGTGTATGGAATTAACTTAATAAACCAAAATGAAATATATGTAACTGCAAGAAGTAAAAATCTTAAAAAAGAACTTGGTGGTTATATATGGTCAAAAGATAAAGAAGGTAATACATTACAGAAACCTACTGGAGCTCATCCAGATTGTATAGATGCTGCTAGATATATATTAACAGACCAATTAGAGAATCCTAATAAAGGAGAATATTACATTTATTAAATGTTAAAGTTTTGTTAAAATAGTATAGTTAATAAAATGTTTATTATATTAGCACTATTAATAACAACAAAACAATTATACAAATGGAATCATTTACAAATACATTCGACATATCTTTTAATCCTACAGGTAGACCAAGCAAGAAAAGGGCAAGGCTTACAATAATACTTGAAAACATAACAACAGTACAAGCAGCAAAAGAATTTTTATGGTTTCAACACGGTATCCACGCTACAAGTATTAGTAGATTAGATTAGATTAACTTAAAAAACAGGGGGAGGCAACTCCCCTTTTATTAACCAATAATTATATTATGAAAAACAATAGATTAGAAACAAGAATTTTAAAAGCTATGTTTAGTTATAAGAACATTGCAATAGGTACAGCTTGGTGTTTAACAGCTTACGGATCTATGTATGTATGGATGTGGATAATGATTTTTATATTTGAATAGTAATTGAAAGATCACAAAATGAGACAATCATGTTGGTACGAAAAGATTTATGTAGTACAAAGACCAGTGGTAAAAGGTATGAAGAATGTAGATGTAAAGTTAGACTTAGATGTCAGAGGTCAACTAATAGAAGGTAAACATACTTACAAACAAAACAGTATTGAGTTAGAAAATAAGATTACAGAAGCTTATGAATATTGTTATAAAAGATTTATATTAGGACATTAAGACTTTCATTTGGGTATGGTTGGGAATTAGGTAGCAGAAATGTTACCTTTTTCTTTTTATTACCTTTTATACAAATTAGTAACTTAATTATTGTATATATATGAAGATTGAAATAAACGTACCTGATACACTTAAAGAAATTACTTTAGGTCAATATCAAAAGTTTGAAAAGCTAAACACTAAAGAAAATCAAGATACTACCTTCTTACTTCAAAAGATGGTGCAGATATTTTGCAACCTTGATTTAAAGGATGTAGCAACAATTAAATACAAAAGCGTACAAGA